GAATAATTGGATATACCGTTTGCCGCCGCGATCTTCTTTCTATGTGCGAATGAGGTATCACGCTCGCCCACTCCGGCAAGTCCCGATACGATACTCGTGTTGGTTGCTCCCGTGTACCTGGGATAATAATTGCCGCTTGTAGGAGTCGGCGCAGGAGCGGATGCACCCAAAAGAGCGTTGACCTTTTCTGCAATCTCCGGCATCTTGCTCATGAGGTAATCTCCGGGACACGCTTTAGCTGCGAAATCACGATGCACGGTCATATTTGCCCCGGCAAGATGCTTGATCCGGGAGTTCTTGTTGTTATTCCAAACAAGCTGCTTGATACCATTCCTGCGGCAGATATCAGCTACTAACTCGATGAGCTTCGCATATGCCTGTGGAGTGACCGCATACGGCGGCTTGCTATCGGATGCGACCTCTATTGTGATTGCCCTGTTATCGTTTGCCGCGTTGCTGGAACACCAAGAGCGATCCTTTTCCTCGACATACAGACCAACCCTGCCATCGGGACCGATGCCGTAGTTGGATGATGCCTGACGGCTAGCAGGAGCGAACACATTGCCGCAAGTCTCAACCGAGAGTTGTCCTGCCATACAATGGATCGTGATTGTATCAATCGCGCTCTTTCTCGGCGTGTTCTTGTTCGGTGATATCTTCGTATAATTTACAAGTGCACTATTCCCCATCTTCTTCACCTCCGTTGTCAGAAAGCATCTCAAGAGCTTCCTCGTTTACCTCTTCCACATCCTCGATCTGCTTGATCTCGTCCATCTTTCATACCTCCTTCTTATAATTCATTGTGCTGATTCCAAGAATCGCGCCAAGGAACGCATCGATTGCCGTGATAGTTCCGACAATCTGCTCACCGTACGGCAACCCCCAGATCTGTGATAATGCGAAATAGAGCGCACCGAGAGCCGGGAGCAAATACTGTGCGATCCATTTCAATGCGTCATACACTTTGTTGCTCATTTTCATACTTCACCCTCCTTTATTTCTTGCTATAATTTTCCCTGATCTCAACAAGCATCTTGATACATTTCTCCGTATCTTTCCGAAGCATCTCCTTGAAGTCCTCGGTTTTGTACTCCGGGAATATCGTCAATGAGTCCACAAGTGCGACCATGTTCTCTTGCTTTGCGTGGATATATCCCTTTGTGGTTTTTATATGATTTTGGGTAATCATAAAGACATATTCGTCATACATCCGTTCGATAATGTATAGACCTCGAAAAGGATCATATCCCTCCGGCTTATAGACATTCGCCTCCAACGCCGCGAGATGGTTCTTCACATACTCGCATTGATGTTGGATGATTGCCCTCTCTTTCGTCTCGGCTCCCATCTCCACCGTATTCGTGTGAATGACTAGCAGGCCATTCTTGACCAACCACCAGCCAATGATGATAAAGAACGCTAAAAAAGCGAGAACGATGAAAGCATTACCGCTGGTCAAGATCTCGCTAAATGATTCCCACATATCTAATCCTTTCCTATTAAAATAGCCACCCCCGGAGGGATGGCTCTTGCAAGTCCGGCATATTCTTTTGCACCGTGCCGGGCGGCACCATGTACCGACTATCACGGTTCTTTCTGTTTGAATTTCACAAAATGCAATCATCCGCTTTTGGCAGATGCTCGCAATAAGGGTTTAGCCCTTTGTGCTTATTTGATTGCGTACCTTTTGTATTATTCCGATATACGAATATTTGCTTTACTCCGAATAATAGTGATTTAACGGAGTTACATCAAGTCGAAGATGGTACAACTATTGACACATTAAAGGCGGCGATACAGGCATTATCCGCTTCCGAGTTTATGTCCTCAACACTCAAGATTAACAATACTCCAATATTGACACCAACATCGGAAACTACACGAACATACTGCGCCTTTGGTTGGGCATATACTTCGAGTAATGCGTACACGTGTTATGAGGCTCAACTCTATAACAATGCTTTGACGGTAAAACAGATAATAAAAGCGATAAACGGTACTTACACTGAAACTGCTATAACTGTATCTAATTGGGCATTGTCATATATTAAGGATAGAGCGTAAACCACTCCGTAAGCGATAATTAGCGATAAACGATTTACATTGACCTTATAATACAATAGTAATTTACTCTAACGGTACAAAGTAGGCTGTTCCTCCTGAAGTTTTCCCGAGCGCTATTTTCATTCCTTTCTTCACAAAGATAGGGAATGCCTGTGATAAACTAGCAGTTGATGTTACTAGCGAAATTGCTATATAGCCTACCCCATCTGCTCCTTCTATCGAACCGCTAACAAATGAACCTTGGGTATTACCTGTTCCAAATAAAACATATCCATCACTAGGCACGGTATATTTAACATTGGTGGTCAATGTATAACGAGTACCTATATTATTATTTCCTAACTCCGTTAAATCACTATTTATCTGATCAATATCATCCTTAATATCATCGATTTCATCCCCGATTCCATCCAGATCTACACCCTCCGGCAGCAGGCTCTGAATCGTGTCGAGAGTGATCCCGTCCTGCTTTACCCTATAAAGTGATACATAGACATCAGTCGAGCCACCCCTGAAAGTGTCCTCCGGGATCGTGTCGGTACCATTTGCCATAAGCTGGACGAAAGTCTCGCAAAGCTGATTAGACGATGCGTCTGTATAAAGATGATATCCGATAATGAAATATCTGGTCACTCCCTGCGTCCCTGTCGGGATGATAAACTCGTCTATTGCTCCAGCATCTATCTGGACTCTGCGGCCTTCCTTGGTAACAAGCACGCCGTTCTTGATCGCGATGGTATTAGCATCCTCGATCTCATATTCCATCTTTGCGCCAACTTTAAGGATCTTGGTTGTGTTGCCCTCTACTCCGGCAAACCAATCCGAATCCTGTGCTGCATAGACCGCCGCATTGCCATCTCCATTGATGAGTGTTGCCATATCAATTTCCTCCTTTAATCTTAACCTCGGTCAGTACCAAACCGCCTGCTATTTTATAGACTTTTTTCACAATCGGAAGTCTCACAACCGTTCCGTCCGGGAATGTTCCCTGCGCAATATCGCCAACCTCAACGCCCAGATCTTCGGGAGCCTCGATTGTCAGCGTGCGGTGCGATGCGAGTTCCAGCAACCGCTTTGAGCCATAATCAATCAGATCGTCCATGCTTTCTGCGCTTGTATAGTCATAAAATGCCGTGCGCTCCTCGAATCCTGTATAATATTGCGTCTGTGTAACTTTGCCATCTGCTCCGATATAGAGATCCACCTTCATACGGCTCTGCAATTCTCCGGCACCTGCTGCCAACAGATGATTGATACCCATGCCGTCCACGGTGAATATCATCGGGATGTCCGAGTCGTCATTGTATGTACCCTCTATGATGGTAGCCTCTACCGCTTCCACCGTTACCGCAACGCCCTCGTCCACCTTGTCAGCGTGAATGCTTAATCGGTAGCCATACGCTTCAAGCATCCCCTCTAAACCGTCCAGCGTGTTGATATAGAGCGGAAACTGATACGAAGTAATAGTCAGACCGCTTGACTCCGTCGGGACAGTAAAAAAGCCGCCCAGCACGCCCGAAAGCATATCAGCGATTATGCTATTCGCTTCACCGCTTACAATCTTGTAATCTGATCCGTTCGGTGGAGTGATTATGCTCTGGGTGAGGAGTCCGCGCCAAGTCCACGCCCTCAATGTTTGGATATCCGTATCGGTCTTTGATTTTGAATATTCAAACAGACCGCCCACCTCTGTCCCGGGGATGTAGATCCCTCCGGGATGATAGGCTTGTATCTCCTGCGTGGATATCTCGATATCGTTCGAGGAGTCCTCCGATGTTCCATACTCCGCATCGATATCGATATCTACGGGACCGATCTCTGTCATATCGCTATTCAATAGAATCAGTTCAGGCATCGCGGCTCACTCCGTTCCTTGTATACGGTCAACTCAATGCCGTATGTTCTCGCATAATTGATGATCACATCCCCCGGAGGGATAGGCTTGAAAAGTGGATGCTCTGGATCGCGGTAGTTGAATGTGTTGGTCACAATCCCACTCTCCGAGACAATATAGCAGCGTTTATCTGCCGGAGTATTCCGTCTGGAGTCAATAATCATATACTGATTAGAGCGCAGAGCGTGATCCACCGCATAGATATTGCCAGCTATATTGATATTCACGCCACTTGTGGGACCGTATACAACCATCTTAAATGCGCTATCTGCATAGTGGTCGATATTCATATAGGTCGCGTTTTTGCTGATCGGATAGGAATACTCATAAGGGTATGTGTAGGGCGTTGCCCTATCCGCAGGATATCCTTTATCCGTCACCCTCCCGGTGCTACCGATAATCGGATTGATTGATAGCGTCTGCTCCTCGATCCAAAACGGATAGGGACAGTATATGGTTATATCGTTGACCGTATAATCGCCGTCCGGGTATGTACTCGACACCCTCACATAGCAATCAATGTAGTCTGCTCCCCAATAGATGCGCCCCGGAGTCTGATGTGATATATCGTACTCTGTGCAAGCGTGGAAGCTCTCGACCTTTACCTTGCGCGAATTGTACGCCCCTCTAAAATAGATGGTCGCCGTGTACTCCTGCGCTTCTTTCGTGAAATAGTTGAGCTTCACGCCGTACTGTTTCGCCGCAGCGTTTACTCCCCACGAATACTTGTGGAAATTAGCGGTCTTGAGCTTCAATCCCTCCCAAGATAACAGATCGAAGCTCGTGCCGTTGGATGATATGTACTGTAATCTCATGCCATTACAACCCCCATATCTCTTAACTGTCTGCCAAATTCTCTATCACCTATAACAAGCGTGATATTTGCGTTGGATGCTCCGGCATTTACCGCGCTATATATTTCATCAGCGGATAATGTGTTCGGCTGCATCATAGCCACATCAGCGGTCACATCCGAGACGGCTTTCTGCACCAAATAACGACCATTCTCGATACCTTCGGCGTACTGTCGCATCATATCACGAGGCCATGAGTTGAAATCCTTGAGAGGTCCCTTGTCTGGCTCGGAAAAATGGATCATATCTTTCACTCCCTGCGCCATATTCTTGACTTCATTCAGGACATTCTGAACACCATTCTTTATGCCATCCTTAAATCCGTTTATGAAATCAGATCCCCAATTCCACGCTTTAGTCAGTAACCCGGTGATTGTACTCGTGATACCGTTGACCATATCCGAAATCGTGCTTTTCACGAGGTTGACCGCATTCCGTACAAAATTCACCACGGCATTGATCTTGCTCATAACCGTGTTGTAAATATTAGTCAGCGTATTCAACACAAGGCTCTTGATGTTATTGAACACGGTGGAAACGGTATTCTTGATAGCCTGTATTGCTTGCGTGATAAAGAGCTTGATCCGCTCCACCTTCTCACCGATAATGCTCCAGAGAAATTCTAATCCCATCTGGATGAATGCCTTCACATATTCAATGTAGCTTACCACTATGCCCTTGATACCTTCCCACAGATTCTGGAATAGATTCTTAATAGCTTCCCAAGCACCCTGCCAATCTCCGTGGATGATAGCGGTTACAACCTTGATGAAGTCCTTAACATAGGTCAGATAGGTCGTGACGATATTCGAGATCACAACAAATGCCGCCTGTAATACCTGTGTGATTGTGGCACCGTGCTCCTCCCAGAATGCGTGGAGTGCGACCATAAACTCACCAACGAGGTCTTGGATCTCCATAATGATTCCGCTGATTAAGACGCGGATCTCATTCCAAGTGGCATCGACTTTCGCCTTAAATTCATCGTTGGTATTGTATAGCGCAACGAATGCCGCCACGAGTGCGCCAATCCCTGCCACCACCAAGAGGATGGGACCGAGAGCCGCGCCAAGTGATACCCCGATAGTCCCAAGGAATGACGAAACCGAGCCAGCCATCGACACGATTGAGCCGAGTCCTGATATCAGCCGACCACCTATCGCAAGCACGGGGCCGAGTGCAGCAACCAGCATAGCGATCTGGACGATCTGTTCCTGTTGCGATGCGTCAAGGGAATTAAACCAATCAACCACGCTCTGGATTTTATCTGCGATCTGTTGGATAGTGGGTGCGAGCGCTTCACCAAGTGAGGTTACAAGCACATCGATGGATGATTTCAGATTTTCGAGTGATCCACCGAAGCCGGACATCATAGCCTCTGCCATCTCGTCCGTGGTACCCTTGGTTGAATCCATAACCCCTTGCAGATCAGACAGACTGCCGCCCATTGTCTTAATGATATCATCCGCACTCATTGAGCCGTCTGCTACCTCTGCCAATCCCCAAGCAAAAGACTCCGCATCGCCTCCACTCATTTTGAGTGCTTCGTTAAATTCCTCCTCGGTAACACCTACCGCGGCAAGATTCGCCCTCATATCCTTTAGAGGACTATTGATGTTAGCCAATTGCTCATTAAAGCTATCAATCGATATTGATGCTCCATCAAGGTTTGTTTTAAGTTTCCATACATCCTCGGGAGCGGTATTTATCAGAGCGAGCCAATTCGACATTTGATTCTTGCCGAAGATTGCCGAAGCCGCCGCGATCTGCTCCGATTCGGATAGGTCACTAAAAGCGCGATTTAACTCATATTGAATGGTTGCACTATCTTTCATCGTGCCATCGGCATTCGTAACTGAAATACCGAGCTTGTCCATCATATCTGCGCCCTCTTTTGCAGGGCTTACCAATCGTGCAAAGCCTGTTTTCAAAGCATTTGCCGCCGTATTTGCATCTATTCCGGCATTTGCCATAACACCCATATAGAGCGCAGCATCTTTGACCTCATATCCTGCCGCTGCAAAGATAGGAGCGGCAACGCTCATAGAGTCGGATAATGAGTTCACATCCAGCGCGGAGTTATTACAAGCCGCCGCAAAAATATCCGCATATTTTGAGGTATTTTCAAAGGAATCACCGAATCCATTGATTGTAGCGGTCAAGCCCGCGGAAACCGTATCAAGTTCGCCGCCCTCACCTGCTGCCAAATTCATTGCCGGAGCGAGAGCCGCCGCCGCCTGTTCTGCGGTGAGTCCGGCGCGTGCGAAGTTAAGGGTTGCGGTCGCCGCGTCACTCATTCCAAAAGTGGAGTTGGCCGCTGCGGTTTTCATAGCATCAGATAGGAGTTTTGCCTGTTCTGCACTATTTCCCATCGTGGCGTTGGTTAGCTGCATTGTCTTATCGACCTCTGCGAATGCCAACACTCCCTTTGTGCCGATTGCGACAAGTGGCATAGTCACGCCCATTGTCAGCTTATCACCAAAGCCGGATATCTTCTCACCTACCGCAGAGATCTTGTCCCCGGTCTCTTTCAACTGTGATCCTACCGCACCCAACAGACCACCGTGCTCTTTCAGTTCGGCATCTACGCGGTTTATCTGTGCTTGCAGATTTTCATACTGTGTTGAGAGCTTGCGTACCTCGTTGGAGTCCTCTCCATAAGCGTCTGACGCTTCGCGGATTCTCTGGGCGAGCGTTGCGGATTTATCCCGAAGTGTCTGCAACTCATTTGCAAGCACCTTGGATTCCTGAATTGATTTTGAAAATGTAGACTTGCCGACTTGACTCTGCAAGTTCTTTAACTGTGCTTGGAAGAGCTTGGTCTGGGACGACATTTCAGACATATTTTTTCTATATTCTGCTGCGCCCTCTAAATATACCTTAACGCCTACACTTGCCATATAATCACCTCAATGATAATGCCTCGAATATATCCATGCTTCTCGCTTTCTGTTTAGGCTTTGCTCCATTACTGATAGCCATACAAGCGATCAAGTCCATAAGCTCCCCGTATCGGGTGTTCATTGTCTCTTCGCGGCTCATATTCAACTTGTGACCGTAGAATATCAGCCACGCCTCATTCATTTCGATTCGGGGAGATTTTCTTTTTTTTCGGGTTCTGCCTCGACTGTGGTCTTGCCGTCCTCGATCATATCAGCGAATGCCCTATTAGATAACTCAACAAGATCATTCTCGGACAGATTTTCAAGCTCTTCGATAGTGACAACATCCATTTCATGAGTGGGATCAATAAAGTGCGCTTTTCTCTCATATCCCTCATTCATAATGCGGATCATCTGCATCATTGCGCTGATCTGCACATCGAAATCATCAGAGCCAAGCACCTCGCCCAATCTCTGGATGTTATTACCCGGAGCCAACTTGCAAAGCTGCCTGTCAGCCCATATCGTGCGCTCAAATTTTAATTCCTTCATATCTCTCATAATATTTCCCTCCTTAAAAAAATCCGCTCCACCCCGGAAAGAGTGGAGCGGTATGTATTACGGTGTGATGTTGAGCTTTGTCTTGAGCGCATCCTCTGCGGCTGACTCTGTATTGTAGTCAGTTCCCACATATTTCCATACGCGATCTGCGGAGTCATCACGGAGCACGGTTGCCTCGAGCTCCTGTGTCTGCCAATCGATCTCGTCCTCCTGCGTAGCCGCCTCAAGTGCGGGAGTGTTGAAAATGCACTTGGTTACTACAACGGGAGTATAATAGGTTACTCCGTCGCTCATATAGCGAACGATAAAGCCAACGCCAAGATAAGGCGCATTGTTCTCGCCATAAGCAACGAATCCGTCATCTCCTGCGGCGGCGAGTCCGAGGATCAAACGCTCTGCATCCTGCAATAAGCCGTCAACGGTGAGTGTCAGAGTACCGCTTGTGAATGCTCCGGCAATGGTCTCTGCCGCGATGTTATCGGCATAAAAGTTGTTTGCGTCTCCGCTCTCGACCTCAAGCGATACCTCAACGCCGCGGGCTAAAATCTGTCCGTCGGTGTATGTAACCGTACCGTTTGATGCCGCATACTTTGCAACATAGGGCTTTGAAAAGCCTGTGCAAACCTTTCCTGCTGCTGCCATCTCATACCTCCTTATGGTATAAAAAAAGGGCTTTCAAGCCCCGTTTACTTTGTTCGTTTTGCGATTTCCCTGTCTAGCGCATCGCCCATAGCATTTATGGATTGTGCCTGTCCGCTGCGCTTCGTCCTGTCGATAAATCGTTGCGCGTGCATGAAGGATGTCCCATGATTCACGCTATTTGCGAGAATCTGCACCGCCACTTGTTTCCCTTTCGAGTTTTCATAATAGCCATCAAAGCCAACCTTCGCGTCATATCCGTCTCCGTCTCCCCGGATCGGCGACACGCCCATCTCTTTCAACAAGACGGCTTTCTCTTTTTCGGAGCAATAACGCTTTTCGTTTTTGTTGGTCTTGGTCTGCTTTGTGGTTTTCAAGGCGTTTATCTGGCTTTTCATACAATCAGCCATTACCTTCATCCCCTCATAGCAGACGGCCTTGAATACGGTCTCGCACTCTTTCGGATCTGCGAGTTTTTCAAACTCTTTCACCACATCATCGAGACCGCTCGTTTTTACTGTGAGAAATCCTCCCATCAGTTCACCTCGAAATTCCACGAATAGTGGATTAGCTTTGTTTCATCCTCGTACTGTACGGCATCGAGCCGCCAAGCACACACCTCGTCAAGTGCCTCTTGGATATCATCAACAAGGTCGTCAAATTCTTCCAGAGTGTAGAGATCTACCACTCCCGATATAGTCTGCTCTGTCTTGTGGTTGTTTGAATGAAATGACTCACCCTCGCCATCTTCTGCCCATACAATATAGGGAGCCTTGACGGCAGCAGGTTTTTCATAGTGGAACACATTCGCCCCTTGAATGCCACAGAGAGCCTCGTATATCGTTTTTAGCGTATCATTCAACGACTTCATAATAGTCCTCTACCCTCTTGAGTGTCAGGTCAACCGCATCTTGCTCAATTATCTTTTGCGCTATGTCGATCTGGTACTGTTTGCCATCCTCTAGAATGACATACATACCATCCTCAACAAGGTCTACATTGAAAACCCGGATCAGCATATCGAATCGATGATTCGCACCTAAAGCGGCATAGATTCGGTTATATCCGACCGTCCGCTCTGCGTAGTACGCCTCCTCGATCTTCACAAGCTTTTCCGTAGGTTTGCGACCGGGCGCGGCAATGTTCTCCAACGAATAGATTGTGCATTCGCCTGTTGGTCTCATTACTCACCACCCCAATCTGTATAGCCCGTTGCCATGGATAACTGCGCTTTTTGCTCGTCATAAGAGGCTTTAAGGTCTGCATAGTTTTCCGGCTGCCCGAAATGGATCTTGCAATATGTGATTATTGCCTGCTTGCAGATCGGATCGAGAGTGTCCGGCAAATCTACCCCGGCAATCCCCAGATCTACCTGCGCGGCATCAATCATAATATTCAATTCCGTGTCGAATGCGTTGGATTTTACCCGAAGCGCAACCTTGACATCATCTAACAGAGCCATTTTCTACCTCTTTCTTTCAAACAACCGCCAACCGCAGATTCCCACGGTTGACGGTACCAAACATCGATTAGGCGATATAAGATGCTGCCTTAACCTTGCGCAGGCAACCCTCTGCTCTGCAATATCCAGCGATATTGAAGCAAGCATTCTTGGCATCGCGCTCGCTCTCGATCATAGTGTCCTGAATAACATTCAGTACAAACTTGTCGGGATCAAGAACAGTTACCTTGGTAGCTGCATTATCAAGCTTAACCTCGCAACCAAGAGCACCACCCATGTTGAAGGGTGATCCCTGTCTGATTGCTCCAACGATCTCGAAGTAAGCACTCGAAGGAGCATATACTACGAAGCGAGAAGCCTGTGTAGCGAGTGCGAGAGCTGCCTTCAGATCCTCGAACAGATCGCTTGTAGCGGTAACAGACTGACCAACACCTGCATCGGACAGGATGCGAGCGAATACATCCTTTGCCAGAGCCTCACCGATTGCATCAGCGATCTCCTTAACAAGGAACTTTTCAACCGCGCCCTGGCTCATCTTTGCCTCTGCATAGGACAAGGTTACATAGGTATGATAGTCAGCACCAACAAGGGTGATCTCTACATTCGTAAAGGTCTGCTCTGCGGATGCGTCACTATCCTTCTTCTTTGTGATTGCAGAAGGAGTTGCCTGTGTTACCTTGATAGGCATACCTGCCTTGATCTCTGCTACATCAGCAAGAATCGGATGAGCGGTGTGTACCTGATCCCAAATAGCCTCATCAAGTGCTACCGGGAGGGATATACCGTCACCGTATGTAGTATTGTCAGCAAGGATTGCTCTCTGCTCAACGGTTGCTGCGCCAACAAGGTTAGCGATGAATGCCTCTCTGTATTCAACAGAAGATGCGTCATATTTCTTTTCCATGGATCTCTCCTCCTCTTTGATCTCCTTCACAACTGTGCCTGCGCCGTTTGCTACGGCTGCCCTGATTTCGTTTCTCTTTGCCTCTGCGGCTGCGCGCTCTTCCATCTCTGCCTTGATGGAACGCATCTCTTCCTCAAGTGCGTCAAGGTCTGCGCCCTCGTTGTCAAGCTCGGCAACGATTGCGGTCTTGCGCTCCTCAAGCTCTTCGATGGTCATTTCTTTAATATCCATCTTTACACCTCCGATAAAATTCTGATTTTCTGTTTCTTGCGCTCTATTGCTCTTGCCTCGGCTCTCTCATTCTCCAATGATGCCCTTGCGCCCTCCAGCGCATCAGACAGGCCGCGTGCTTGGAGCGATGTCGCTTCATATGCCGGGAATGTGACGGCACTAACTTCAAAGACTTTGCTGATCTTCTCGATCGTCCTTGTAGGGTGCTCGCTCTCTAAATCATCCCAGCTATCCGCATCAACTCGGAACATAAAGGACATCCCATCGATGTCCCCACGCTCAACGGCTGAATATAGGCTCTTTGCTTCCGCGTTATTCTCAACATCCAAATCAACGCGAATTCCCATCCCCTCATCGTCAACAATCATCTGCATTGTCGAGTTGGCGTTATTGTTGCGTGACCTTGCAAGAGGGATCATGTCGGTGTTGTGGTTAACCAAAAAACGGACATCCTTCAAATCGGTGTCCGCTAATGCTCCTCGTGCTATTGTCTCGTCATACCATCCGAGATCCGTCTTGCTATCATACACAATCGGTCGCCCGGTTAAGATATGACCATGCTCCTCGTCCTCGCTTGCCCTGACTTCAAAAGTAAAGGCTCTAATTTCCTTATTGTCCATTCTCTGTACCTCCTTCGGCATCATCCGATACCTTGTCGTCAGCGTTCCAATATTCTCCGCGAATTATGCGGACATCGCCACCCTCAACAGGTGGCATATTCCATATCTCCCTCGCATCATTGATGGAGATTATGCCACGGTCAAGAAGCTGGCTCGAAACATCCAGCTTGTCTCTGTTGCTCATGTATTGCAATCTGTTTGCGGTAGCCATTACATAGTTGCCGTTCGATTGCTCCCGGAGCGTGTAGAGCATTTTGGTAACCACCTCCGAGAACTGTATGGCAAATGGCTCGATGCCACCCTCATAGAATGCCGTCCACGCGTCACCGTATGCCTTGTTCGTCAGGACATCCTCATTCACTCCGAAATATTCGTAGACATTCGCACGAATGAGTCCCATCTGCTTATCATCCACCACCCACGGATCTGACTTGATCTGGGTGATATCCGTGTATGTATTCGGGAATAGGAGCATTCCACCGCCACCGGCTTCCTTGGAGAAATTCTCCTCGGTAAACCTCTTGCGCTCTTTTGCCAGATCTTCTGCCTTTGTAAAGTTGTTTACCTTCGCCCAAAACCGATATGTTGCAGCGGTCTTGACACCCTCCTCGATACCTTGATTCTGCATATGAATCAGATCGATTGTCGGGAATAATGCGTGATTGCTCTCACCAAAGAGATCATCCTTGTACTGAAACTTGGTCAGCACTCCGCAATATGCAAGCTCGATGGATGCCTTGTTGCCGTCCTTAAACTCATAGCGCAGATATGGCACATTATTATACGACATGATCTCACATCGACCGGGGAGCGGACAGTATATACCGCTCGGCTCTCCATACTCATCGTAGACCGGGGTGATAAATGCCGTATTATTCACATCCAAGATCGTTGATACGCGATAAAGGAATTGACTCCAAGTCTGGAATTGATTCGGTGCGTGCTGCATCTTCGCGCGGAGGGCAGGGCGTGCGGAGCCGAACAGTTCCACTTTCAGCTTGGATATATGCGTTGCCCTCGCATTGATTGCTGACCGTATCAGCTCCGATTCGTATATGCTGCCTTGGTAGCTCGTGAATCGTGGCGTGTAGCCGTTGAGCATTTTATATATGCCATCATATTTGCCCTTTGGCTCTGGTCTATTCTTGAATAACACATCGAACAGAGACATCGTATCACTCCTTATTTTGTAATCTCTCCTTCATCTCGTTGTACCACTTCTGGCGAACACAAAAGGCATCAGCTAAAGCTGCACACCCATCTATGTGCGCCGTGGGATTCAACTTTATCAGCTTTCCCCGACCTCGTTCGACATTCATCTTGATTGCCGAGTTCAAAAGATGCACTTTCAAGAGATCATTGTCTCCACAATGCACCCTGCCATCCTTCATCAAGCCTTCCATTTCTTGGAGGACACCCCAAAGATTATCCCCTTGGTAAACATCGTCCACTTGGAAGCCGTAATTCTTCATATCTTGGATCAGATATTGCGCACTATATCGGTCATATCCGACCACAAGCGGCAATATCTCATACTCCTCAACAAGCGACCTAAACCATTCAAAGCAATCGTGATAATCTATGAAATTATCGCCCGACGGCTCTAATAGGCCGCGCTGGATGTATATGTTATATGGCAAGCCATCGCGAGCGGTCGCATCGTCTATCTTTTCGGCAGGAAGCCAAAACTTTGCGAACACATAAAGCTCACCGTCCTTCTCGATGATGCAGGTCGCCGCCGTGAGATCTGTCGTTTGTGACAAGTCCAATCCGCAGATCGCGTATTTTGACTTGAAATCATCAAGCCGGAGCGGATCACCAAAACACTTATCCACCGTCTGGGACTCCAACCATGCGAGCGAGGAGTTCTGTTTTACGCAACAATATTTGACGATAAACTCGCTGCGCTTTGATAGGGATTGCTCCGCTATCGCTATTTCATTGAGCATATAATCGACCGAGATCGACACTCCCAGATTCGGGTTGCTCTTGCGCAACTCATTGATGTCATTCCACTTTTCAAGATCATCAATGACATACAAAAAAGGCAGCAGGCTCGTCTCCTTGGAATCTCCAAGCAAAAAGCGTGTTGCTCTTTTCATCAGTTCGTCATAAATCGAATCGTTGATATAGCCAGCCGTGGTACATGAGAGCATTATGCCCTCATCCCTTGCGCCCATTCCTGACTTTAGCACTTCGTATTGTTTCAGCCCGGCATCGCCTTCCCAACTTGCGACCTCGTCACAGATGCAAAAGCTAGGATTGAAACCATCTGATTTTTTGGCAGAAAATGCGATTTTCTTAACGGTGCTATTTGTCCCCATTACATTCAGATCTGACATCCGATGTTTCGGGAGCATAGAATCGTCATTCACTCGCTTGTTGTGTTCGTCTCGTTCGTCAAGCTCCTCTTTCATCTTTTGGTACTCTGGATCAAGGAGCACCATCTGCCAAATATTGTTGTAAATGATATCAGCTTGGTCGAGCTTCGGCGCGATGTTGTAAATCTTCGAGCCAAAGCCACCACCTTGCAGCCATTCATATTTGGCAATAGCAGAGGCGAGGAGCGACTTTCCATTCTTTCTGCCTATGACCAAAAGCACCTCATGGAATACCCTCTTGCCGTCCTCCTTCACTATCCCATAGATAGAAGCAATAAACGCTTTCTCCCAGAGTTCAAGTCGGAGCGGTCCCGGTGCGAGGCGGCCTTCTGTGTGAAAAGCGTGTGTCTCAATCCACTCAATCACATCGTTGGCCTTGTGCTGGTCATAATAAAAACGCTTATCCTCGATCCCCTTAACGAGATATTCAAGAATAAGCTCGATATATTTGCCTACTGTCTCGGAGCCGTCTTTAACTCTTTGATAATAGGTATAAATCCAATTATCTTTCCCTTTTTTCGCCATTTTATCCCCTAACGCATCGTATCTCTCGCAAAATCCTACAAACGAG